GGTCTATGAATGAGATTTATCGTGTCAATGGTCAAATTAAATATATGATATACGATCAGATTTACGATCGAATTGGAAAATCGGTATGCTATAAGGTTTACGATAGGGTTTATGATCGAATGAACGATGAATCCGTGCAACATATCAGAGATCGAGCATGGGAACATGTTATGAACATGTTATTGTATTGAGTATACGGATAGATAGATTCAAAAAGATCAGGCATTGGGATCGGGAAGATCGGGTTAACCCGATCCGGATATCCCGATCTTTGAGACCAGCTTAGCTGGTCCTTGCCTGATCCGAACATCCACTATATGGACCGGCAAATTGCCAGTCTTATGGACCGGTGTCCCGAGCGGTCGAAGGGGGCGGACTTTTAATCCGCTGTGCATGCACCACGTGGGTTCGAATCCCACCCGGTCTACCATTTATTAATGAAAGGAATACAATTGTTATGGATAAATTTACAGAAACGCTCTCCGAATTGCAGGATATCAGTTCGAATCTATCGGTGATCGATAGGTTGATCTTGCGATTGGAAAAATTGGAAAATCAGCTAGCCAATTTAGAAGAAGCAACAAATGAACGATTGGCGGATTCAATCGAGAATATCGATGTTAAAATCAACAATCTAGAAATGGATATCACAGATATGGAACGCAATATATCGAATATCCAAAACGATATCGTATATCTTGAAAACGATGTATCTAGATTGAACCGCGATATAGATAATGTGTTGGGATAAATATATTCAGAAAGATCAGGCATATGCCTGATCCGCTGCGGAATATTATATGAGAGTTTAAGCCGCGGCACCGAGGCCTCAAGGGATGTAGCCAAGCGGGAAGGCAACGGATTTTGATTCCGTCACGCAGAGGTTCGAATCCTCTCATCCCTACCATAAATCTATGATTGGTTCCAATATATGAAAATCGTAAATAAAATTAAATATGATTGTATGGATAAAGCACATTTGAAGTATGCTAAACATATCTCAGATAAAGTCTGGACTTCTGCAGTATATTCATTTGTAGATCCTATTCAAAGAAATATTATGGACAATGTTTGGTTTCATATATGGATGGTAAATGAAAACGAGGATTTTAAAACATGAACATGCAAAGTGTTCCAAGAAAAATAAAAAGAAAGAGATTTTTTCGTGAATTCATAGCGTGTGCCATAATATTGCTATTATTTTCATCTATTTTATGGATATTAGTATATCTAAATGGCAAATGGTGAATCAATTTTATAAACCATCTTGCGAAGCCTCTCGATGGCTCTCAAGAACAAATAGATATTAGGAAAATATTGTGCATTATATAATGTTTGGAATTGTATTTTTTATAATGGGAAGATCGTTGTCTTATGCCTTAAACAGAGAATATCGAAAATCGTATAATACAATGGCTATTGCTGTTGGTTTTGCATCTACTTATTTTATCGCGCTTCATTTTAAAATGATTTAAAATATTTTGTTTTCCATTTTTTAAATTTAATTTTGAGGAACTGGTAAACCAGTCTTCTAGAAGTTGTTGTATAAATATAAATACACCAACGGGACCACAAAATAATATTTGGTCTGCACAATCATGGAAAACAATACATGGCCGCAAAAGCAGCAGCAAGATCGGGAGATGCAGTTTTATCGCAATCGGGAGTTGGTAAATACTGCAATGGTCCTATGATGACAACAACAGGTACCGGTTCTCCAACTGTTTTTATAAATGGACAACCTGCGGTTAGACTTGGCGATTTAGTAGGTCCGCACCCATTTCATGGTTGTGGTCCAGATATATCTCCGCTTACAACTTCATCTTCTACTGTATTGATCGATGGTTTGGGTGCCGGTCGTATAGGAGATATATACACTACCGATAACATTATAATTGTCGGTAGCCCTAACGTATTCATAGGATAATTGAATATGGCCAGTATATCGAGAGCGGATTTATATACACAACCACAAAAAACACCAGATATATTTTCCGATTTTTTGAACGATTTTCGCGCACATCCAATAACGGGCGATGTTGCTAGAATACGCAACGAAAATTCAATAAAACAATCCATAAAAAATTTAGTATATACCAATTATGGTGAAAGATTCTTTCAACCATCTATAGGTTCGCATGTTATGGGATCGCTATTTGAAATGGCAGATTCTATAACGGCGGACGATTTGGCATTTCATATACAGCAGACATTGCAAAATTGCGAACCAAGAATTCATGTATTGAATGTCGTGGCAGTGGCAGACGCAACACAACAAACTGTGGTAGTAAATATAGTTTTCTCTATAATAAATACAACAACCATACAAAACGTAGATATATTGTTGAAAAGAGTTAGATAATCCATGGCAAATACTTCTCTCAATCTAGTATCGCTGGATTTCGATACAATCAAAGCAAATTTGATAAACTATCTTTCCAGTCAACCTACATTTCAGGATTATAACTTTGCAGGTTCCAATCTGAATGTGTTGATAGATTTGCTTTCATACAATACTTCGTTGAATGCATTCTATTTGAATATGATTGCGTCTGAAATGTTTTTGGATTCCGCTCAATTGAGGTCTTCTGTAGTATCTCGTGCCAAGGAATTGAATTATACTCCAAGGTCTTATAAATCGTCTACTGCTATAGTCAATGCAGTATTTCCACAACCAAATCCTCCGCTTTCTATATTCAATATACCGGCAGGTACAAGCTTCAGTGGAAAAAACGCAAACGGAAGTTATACATTTACTACTGACAATAACATATATTTGTATCCTTCAAACAATCAATTTCAAGCAAATTTGCAAATATACGAAGGTTCATATGCAACCGATTCGTTTGTTATGAATTATGGAATAGAAGGTCAGCAATTCATTCTGTCCAATATGAATGTCGATACAAGCACGATCAGCGTAGTATCTGTAGAAAACAATGGCGCAAACAATATTCAATATCAACATGCATCCAGTTTATTCAATGTTTCAAATACTTCTCCTGTATTTTTTGTTCAGGCAGTTTCCGATACATCGTGGGAAATAGTTTTTGGCGATAATGCATTCGGCAGAACGCCATTGGATGGATCGACTATACTTGCAACATATAGAATGACAAGTGGCACAGATGGAAATGGATGTTCGAATTTTTCAATCAATACAAATTTGGGCCCAGCAAATGGTTTGTCTACAGCGCCCAATTATACATTGACGGTTTTGGCAAATTCATACAATGGATCGAATGCTGAAAGTATAGAATCGATACGATACAATGCTCCCAGAGCATATCAAGTTCAGGAAAGAGCAATAACGACAAGAGATTATGAAACTTTAGTGTTGCAAAATTATGCAGATGCAGCCGCTGCACATGCATTTGGTGGAGAAACTGTAAGTGGATCTGTCGATTACGGAAAAGTATACGTTGCTGTAATGTCTCAATCGGGTGTTCCATTTTCTGGAATAGAAAAATTGGATATTCAAACATTTTTATCTGACAAATGTACGATAGGAATAACACCAATAGTTATAGACCCGGATTATTTGTATTTGGAAATAACTTCCTCTGCTACATTCGATTCTAATGCCACGACAAATTCTATAGTAGATATAGAAACTTCGATATCCAATGCAATTCAAACGTTCAATAATGCAAATTTGATAGGATTCAATAAAGTTTTCAGTTTATCTAGATTGGAAGAAGCTATAAACGGCGCTGAATCAAGTATCAGCAGCAATCAAACAACAACAATCATGCGAAAAGATATAGTTCCTTCGTTGAATACTCCTACATCTATCAATATATCGTATGGAAATCCTATAGTAGCAGGTTCCTTTTCATCTACAGTATTTGTCAGCGAAAACAGACAATATATGTATACGGATTATAATCCAAACAACAATACATTCACATTAGTTCAAAATTCTGGCGGCGGTGTTTCAGTTGTAAATTCTACAAATACCGTATATCTTCAAGATGTTACAAATCCATCGGCACAAAATTATACCGCTGTCGGAACAATCGATTATTCAATGGGAACAATCTCTTTATCTCAAATAACTATAACTGGTTTGGGTGATACTCAATCTCCATCGATTCAGTTTACAGCAACTCCAGCAGAACAAGATATATCTGTAAACGGAAATGTAGTAGTTCAAATAGATTTATCCAATCTCAATATTTCTGCAAATCCTTTGAGTTCATAATATGTCGATAGAAAAAACAATATCGCCATTTATACAAAAACAATTTCCTTCTTTTTATAATACTGAAGGTCCAAATTTCATTGCATTTGTTCAGGCATATTACGAATGGATGGAATCGAATCAACAAACTCTTTATTATGCAAGGTCTTTACCAGATTTAGCGGATGTTGATCGCACATTGGATTCATTTTTAGAACATTTCAGAACAGAATATCTGAATGCATTTCCAACAAATGCTGTTATAGATAAAAGACTCATGGTAAAACATGCTTTGGAATTGTATAGATCCAAAGGAACTCCTCGTGCATATCAACTTTTGTTTAGATTGTTATTCAATGAAGATATAGAAATAAATGCGCTTGGAAATTATCTGTTTACGGCTTCAGAAGCATCGTGGGTAGTTCCAAAATATATAGAAGTTTCCGATAGCCCATTTTTACCGCTTTTGGTAAAACAGCAAATATACAACACAAGCAAAACCGCTACAGCAATAGTAGAATCGGTAGCAAGAAAAAATATAAACAATAAGATTGTAAATTTATTGTATATAACTTCTCCGGATGGAAGATTCAAATATGGCGAAAAAATTCTCTGTGAAACTATTTCGAATTTAAATCCATCGAATGCACCAACGGTGCTTGGTTCTTTGACTGCTATTGCAATTGAAAACGGCGGATTGGGATTTTCTGTCGGCGATATACTTTCTGTGCAAGGAACTGGATATGGAGCAAAAGCAAGAGTTGCTGCTACAATAAATGAAAATGGTCGTGTTACATTCAATTTATTGAATGGTGGTTCTGGATTCAATTCAAACGCAAATATTACCGTTGCAACAACAATCAATTTGACTTTAACAAATAGTAGTCCCAATACTGTGTTTTCATTTGGAGATACAATAACAGATACAAATACACATGCAAATGGTATGGTTACTTTTGCAAATAGTTCCTTTGTTGAAATTATAAATTTTTCTCCCAGTTTGAATTTTACTGCTGGCGATTATGTCAACAATCAAGTTGGCACTGCATATGGAACAATATCTGGTGTTTTTGGCGGAGGTGGTTCTGGAGCAGGTTTCAATGTAGGTGGCATAACAAATCAAGTTGCTATGCAATATAACACAGACAATATCAACAGTTTTACAAACACATTGTTGGATAATCCAGTGGGTAGCAGTGGTTATGCGTTTACCTTGAATATATCTACCACTGCAAATACATTTACTGCTGGAAATACTGTAACCGCATCTGCAAATACTATTCTTTTAGAGGGAATATATTTGTCTTCCAATAATATTTCAAACGGAGAAATATTGAGCAATACCAGTTTAGGTATATCTGGACTTTATGTTTATAAATCCGATTTAGGACAATTATCTATTCTTGGAAATCAAGCAAATCTTGTAACAGCAAATTCAAATATATCCAACGGTACAATACTCGTAAGTTCTGTTTCTAGTTCTAAATTTCAAGTTACAAATTACTTTCCATCTATAACAACCGTTTCAGCGGTAGGAAACGTATATTTTTCAAATAGCACAGTTATACGAGTAAGTGGAAATGGAATTTCCAATATGGGAAGTTTTTTGTCCAATACAATAGTTACAGATACTCAGACGGGTCATACTGCACAAATTTCAAACGTAAATAGAAATACAAATTGGGGATTTTTAAATCAAACTGTTTCCGGAAATTTGGATGCACCCATAAATCAAGTTTTGCAAACACTTACAGAAGTAGTTGGTACAATAACATATCTATCCAATCAAAATCCTGGCAATGGATATACTACGGTGCCATATATCGATATAAATCAAACAGAGATATCCCAGCTTAGAATATCAGATGGTAACGGCGGAATGATGGGTCATAATGCTATTGTAGACGCATCCGTTCTGAATGCCAATGGAATAATAACAGCCGTCGATGTATATGATTCTGGAATTGGTTTCGATCCTGATGGTATTTTAGAATTGACAAAGGAAGGATCTACGATAGCAGCGACAGGAACAGCTGTAATAGCATTGGATGGATTTGCAGAAGGTTATTGGAACAATAACAAAAGCTTTATTTCAGATACAATGAAAATACAGGACTCTTATTATTATCAAAAATATTCATATGAGATATTGGCACAAAGAATGAAAAATACATATGAAAAACTTGTGAAAGATTTAATACATCCCGCTGGTCTTATAATGTTTGGCAAATATCGTTATCAAGACAATCAAACGCTGAATGAAACTATGCCTGAACAATTGCAACTTACATATTTGCCAAATAATTATATAGTTCAAGTATAAATAACTTATAAATTAGAGTTTTGAAACGGAATACATATGGCTCTTCTAACAATAAACAGATCGATAAACGAAGCTAATAATTTTATACAAAACGTTTCGGATAAGCGTCATGCTTATTATTTTTATGCTGGAAGAGCAAATCCATGGAGTAATGATTCGTCTCCTCCATTAGCTAATGGCTCTGTAAGTCAAATAGAACAAACATTATATGACGATCTTCTTTTTGGAAAATTGATTGCAAATAATAATGTATCGTTTATGATACCAAAATATGTTTGGACATCGAATACCGTTTATACAGCATACAATCAAAATGATCCAAATATCTATGATGAAAATTTTTATGTAATTACAAATAAAAATGAAGTATATAAATGCATTTTCAATAATGGTGGTATACCAAGCACATTTCAACCAGATTTGAATTCTACTTATGGTACATTTACAACAGGCGATGGGTATATTTGGAAATATATGTATACAGTTGGAAATGGAAATACATTTGTTTCTAATACATATATACCAATTGCAACAGATGTAAATGTTTCTGGAAATTCTGTTCCAGGAACAATAGATTCTGCGTTAATAACAAATGGCGGAAGCAATTATCAGATTTATCAATCGAATACTTTAGTTTCTGTAATAAGTTCTCAAAAAGTTATAATTCCATTTCAAGCACCCACAGACAATTATTTTGTTGGATCTTCTATTTATTTGAACGCTGGTCTTGGATCAGGTCAAATAAGACAAATAGTTTCTTCAAATGCTACTGAAAAATCTGTTTCTGTTTCTCCAAGCAATCCATTTCAAGTATTCAATATATTGAATTTATCTTCTTATAATGGAACTATTCAATCGGGGTCTGTTGTATCGCAACCAATAGTAAAAATGAATATATTGAATTTGTCTGGTATTTTAAATACAGGAGATATATTTCAACAAACCGATTCTACTGATAATGGCACACTCATTTCAGCAAATGGAACAACTATAGAATTAACTGGTGCTGGCAAATTTGCAAACACTTCTTTGCCTATATTTGACACTGCATATTCTGCTGGCACTACAAAATCCGGAACTGTGAATATAATTTCCGGAAACAACTGGGTAATGACGAATTCTGGAACTAATTTTACTACAGATTATGCAGTAGGAAATTTTATTAGAGTAGGTTCAAATGCAAATAATAATTTAAGAAGAATTACATCTGTAAATTCTACCGTTTTAATTTGTGAATCTGCTTTCAATAACAATCTCATTGCAAATGGACATGTTTTAATAACAAATGCGTGCGATATAGTTTCGCCGACATATTTAACACCAAACGCTTCTATTTCAAATACAAATTTGAATTCCGTTACAATATCCATTGCAAATTCATCTTCAAATGGTTCTAGTTTTATTTTGGGAGAAAATATACTTCTTGTAAACGCAGCAAACACATACCAAGGCGCAAATGGAATTTGTGCATATTCAAATACAAGCACAGTAATTTTATCGCAAGTTGGTGGTATCAACAATTGGACAAATAATTATTTTTGGTCAAATAGTTATTTTCTACAAGGTCAAAGTTCTTTACTTACTTACAATTTGCAAGGAGTTACATCGTCACCATCTATAACTGTTTACAATCAAAATGGAACATTTATAAATGGAGCTCAAATTGCAATTTCTTTGAATGGTGCAAATACAGGAAATGCTGTAATTTCTTCTCAAAGCACTATACCAAATGCCTTAACACAATATATAATAGGACCATCGGTCAATATAACAAGTGGCGATGGATTAGGATTTCTTGCTATAGCAACAGTAAATCAAACAAACAATGCAAATACAATATCTGGAATAAACGTAATAAATCCTGGATATGGATATACATTTGCAAATCTTGCAATAACATGCAATTCATTGTATGGAAGCGGTGCCACTATAACTCCTGTAATATCTCCTTTGGAAGGTCATGGTTATGATGCTATAAGAGAATTGGGAGCTAGATATATTGGCACGCAAATAACATTCGATACTGGGGCAAATGAAAGTTATTATTTTCCATCATTTGTTTCTTATAGAAGAGTTGGAATATTGCAAGACCCTGAATATGCGGATGTTACAGTTACTTTGAACAATTTTTCAAGAGCAACTTTGAGTCTCTATAATGCCAATACATCGTCAAGCAATTGGATACCAGGAGAAGTTGTAATTCAATCAAATACAAATGCATATGGAATAGTTGTTTCTGGAAACAATACATATCTTCAATTGAAAGGAATTGGCGGTCCTATAAATCAAACAACTCCATATTTTGCAAATAATGCAACAAATACTTATATATATGGATATTCATCCAATGCACATGCTTATGTGTCAAATGCATCGACAAATTATTTTCATATGAATTCAAATACTGAAATAGTATCGGAATTTGGTTCAGGTGCTAAGGCAATAATTTCTCAACTTATATCGAATACATCGATAAAATTGACCAATGTAATTGGTCAATTTCAATCCAACGATACATTGGTCGATTATTCAACAAATACATATGCAACTGTAACTTCAATAAAAACTGCAAATGGAACAAAAGATCAAACTACTATATTTGCAACAAAATTCAATGATTGTATGAGATTGACTCTTACTTCCAATAATGGTGCTTTTATGAATTATGAATATGTTCAACAGGATGTTACCGGTGCAAATGGATTTATTATATCTACAAATAACGATATCGATTTGTCTTTATCGACTATAACAGGATCTTTTGCAAATGGAAATATATTGCATAATTCCAATGCAAGCGCAAACGGAACTGGAACAATATTGTTTTCCAACAGTTCATATATAAAATTGACAAATGTATCGAATAATTTCAATCCAGGAGATATTGTAAGCAACGGTTCTGTAACGGCTACTATAAATACAGTTTATCCAGTTCTTATAATGAATAACATAAATGGCAATTATCCTTTTCAACCGTCTACAAATAATATAACAGGTCAAACGAGTGGTGCAGTTGGAATATGCAATGGAAATACTTTGATATCATATCCAGAATTAGTTAGAGAAACGGGTAAAGTAATTTATTCTGAAAATATGTCGCCTATACAAAGATCAGCCAATACCGCAGAACAATTCAATATAGTAATTAAATTTTAGAGGAAATTATGACTTTAGATATAAATCTTTCCGTTCCTCCCTATTACGATGATTATGACGCAAATAGTTCTCATTATAGAGTTCTTTTTAAGCCATCTACTGCCGTGCAAGTTAGAGAACTAAATCAAGTACAATCTATACTTCAAAATCAAATATCTCAAGCAAGCACCAATCTTCTGCAAGATGGTTCTATAGTAAATGGTTGTGTTTTTACATTCAACAATAATTGGCAATATGTAAAATTGTCAGATACATATGCAAACAATTTTGCAATGGACATAACACAACTCAATAATTTAATTTGTTATAATAGTGCAAATTTACAAGCACAAATTGTTTCTGTAGATACTGGTTATATTTCACAGGCACCAAATACAAATACACTTTACGTAAGATATTTGAATTCTGCCGTTTTTGCCAATGGACAACCATATACGCAATTTCAATCCAATGATTTGCTTACCTTTGTAAATTCATCGAATGCAATTATAGCAAATGCGTATGTTGTTTCGAATACAAGTTTCCCAGCAGTCGGAAATGTAACTGGAAACAGTTATGGTTTGAGCATTACATCTGGTACTGTTCTCAAACAAGGAATATTCATGTATGTTCCTTCTCAAACTGTAACGGTTAGTCGTTATACCAATATAGTGGATGGAGTTTCTGTAGGATTCAGTGTAAATACCAGTATAGATACAGCTTTATCCAATTCTGCGCTATATGACAATGCCGCTGGATCTCCAAACTATCAAGCTCCAGGGGCTGATAGACTTAAATTAATTCCAAATTTAACTGTAGTCAATACTGCATCTATATCCAATTCTTCCACTTTTTATTCTTTAGTAGATTTCAAGAATGGATCGCCGTTTACAATAAGACAAACAACACAATTGTCTAACACTATTGTAAGTCAAATGGCCCAAAGAACGTATGAAACAAATGGAAATTTTGTCGTAAAACCATTTCTTTTATCTACTTCTCCAATAGCAAATACATCAAATACTCTTTATGCAAATAATATAAATCTTGTGTCAAGTTCCGGTCTTGGTTATGTCAACGGTTATAGAGTAGAATTTACAAACAACGATTATAGTTTATTGCCAAGAGCGATGACTACTGCAACAGTAAACAATCAAATTGTTTCTGCAAATTTTGGTTATTATTTCAATGTACAGGAAGTTTCAGGCGAATTTGGTTCATCTACAACGGAAGCAGTTCAAATAGAATTGCATTCTACTGCGCTTCAATCTATCACAAATGGTACTTTATTAAGTACAGTCGATAGTCCTTCTACTATAATAGGTTATGCCTATATGAGAGGATTCGAATACGCAAGCGGAACACCTGGATTGCCAAGCTGTCAATATTATATTTATCCATTCAATATAACCATGAATCCTGGACAAACTTTTTCGAATGTAAAATCTATAATATATAATAACGGCGGAGTAAAGGGTTGCGCCGATTTGGTATTGCAATACAATGCAGCAGTCAATACATATATAGCTTCAATAACACAACCATATAACAATGGATTGATATATCCTTTTGGTCAAAGGGCCATATCGGCAAATGGAATTGGATCATCGCAATTTACTTATAGACAAAAATCAACTGCAACTATTAGCAATACTACCGGTTATGGTTCTGCACAGCTATCGACAACGTATGGTAGCGGCGCTACAGAGAGTTTCCATTATTCAGGAACTCTTTCGCCAAATCAAGAAAGCGATGTTTATATTGTTGTTACTACACAAGCAAATACATCCAATTTAACAAGCAATGTTTCTATAACATCAGGCAGCAATGTTGTAACCAATGCTTCTGGATCTTCCACTACATTTTTAACATCTTATTCAGTGGGCGATTGGATAAGTATCAATGGCGCTAAAGGACTTATAACATCTATAGCTAATAATACTTATCTCACTACCGCAAATACCTTTCCTTCAACGAATACCAATTCTTATAATTGCAAAATATATCCTGTAGGTTATGTATTGCCATTTTCAAACAGAACTAATAGAAATATAACAGTTTCTGGAAATTATATGAACTTGGCATTTACATCTACATCAGAATATCCAACTACTCCAATGAATGTGGATGTTTTTTATAGTGTTGACAGAAGCGGTGCTTCTCCTACATTAAAAACGATTAACAATGGAACATTCATTAAAATAGATTGCTCAAACAATGTAAATGGATTCAATGGACCTTGGTGTTTAGGTATACCAGACGTTTTTAGTATAAATGCTGTTTATATAGGTACAAATCATACTTATTCAAGTTCTGGTACAAATTATGTAAACAATTTCAGTTTAGATACTGGTCAGAGGGACGCACACTATGGTTTATCATACATTTCGGTAAATCAAAATTCATTAGGCACTCTTTTGAACGGCAATACAACTTTATTAATACAAGTTTCTAATTTTACATACAATACAACAAGCGGCTCTGGATATTTCACAGCAAATTCTTATCCTATAGACGATGCAAATACAGCAAATACAAATGCTATAAGAACTGCACAAATTCCTCTTTATACTACAGCTAAAGGAACGGTATTCGATCTTAGAGATTGTATCGATTTTAGACCATACGCAGCAAATACAGCAAATATAACTACTGTTATTGGCAGCGCAACAATAAATCCAGCAAATACTTTAACTTTCAGCACTGCATCTACACCATCATCCGGTTATTATATTCCAGCTCCAGATAGCAACTTTTATGCAAGTATAAAATATTATTTGCCTAGAACAGATTTGGCATGTTTGGATACAGGTGGAAATTTATTAGTTGTTCAGGGTATTCCAGCTGCGGTAAATCCAACACCTCCTTTAGCGCCCGCTTCTACTATGACCCTCGGGACAATAAATGTACCGCCATATCCATCGCTTTCTACAATGGAAGCTACAAAATACAATAGATATGATTATGCCGTTACAACAAATTTGCTTGAAAACAAGCGTTATACAATGGCAGATATAAGTGGCTTAGATAACAGAATACATAATTTAGAATATTATACATCCCTTTCACTGCTTGAACAATCGGCTTCTTCATTATTGACAAGAAGCAGCGTCACTGGTGGTACTAGATTTCAAAATGGTATTTTTGTCGATCCATTCAATGGATTCAACATGTCGAATACTCTCGATAATCAATATTATATAGCTATAGATAATAATACATCGCAATTGAGACCATCGTTTAAACAGTTGAATACAGAACTTATATTTAAAAGTTCTTCCTCGCAAAATTCTGGTGTTCAATTGCACGGTAGATTGGTTATGTTGCCGCACACTTCAAATAATAAATATTTGAATCAACCATATGCAACAAATTATAGAAATTGTCAATCAGGTGCTACATACGATTGGGTTGGTACAGTAACATTGTCGCCATCAGGTTCTTTAACACCAGATATAACACAATCGCCAACAGTAACTAATAATATCGATTTGGCGTCGAATTGGATCAATTTGTCCAATTCTTGGGGAACTCAATGGGGCAATTGGGTCGATCAATCTACATCAAAATCAACAATTACAGGACCAACTACAACCAGTACAACAACAAATCCTGATGGCAGTCAAAACATTGCAACATATACTCAATCTACTGCGGTAACTTCTACAACCCAAGCTAGATCGGGAAATAAGTTGAATGTTTCTCAACCAACATCTTCGCAATTGAATCTTGGAACTTTTGTTACGAATATTTCAATTATGCCTTATATTTCATCTGCTGCTATTAAATTTGTTGCACATGGACTTAAACCCAATACTAAAATATATGCATATTTTGCAAATACACCAGTTTCAAATCATTGTGTTCCAACAAATTCCAGTTTTAACGTTGGAACTAATACAATGGGAACACAATTGTCTACAGATTCCAACGGAAATTTATATGGCATTTTTTACTTGCCGCCAGGAACCTTTCAATCACAAGATAATGTTTTTATGTTAAATGATATATCCGATCTATCGCAAGGCGCTAATGCTATACAAACACAGGCTTCTGCAACATTCTACGGAAACAATCTTTCCGTTTCTCAGGGACAATCGATATTGTCTACAACAAGCGTTGTGCCAAATATACAAGAAATAAATCAACAAAATACGATTCAAAGTCAAGGTGCAACAACTACAATAGTTACAAATAAGTATATACCAGCGCCTCCATCACCATCGCCGATATATAGTGATGGAGATGGTTATTATAATGGAGATCATGATGGCGCATATTAATTTTATTTTTTCTTTATAAATATACAAAATACTAGGATTTTTTAATGCAACCAATTGGTCAAACATTTGTAATACCAGAACCACCACCACCTAATGGTGTGGCTGGTGTTTTCATTACCAGAATAGATGTATATTTTCAATCCATAAGTTCAATTCTTGGTATGGAAATGCAAATAAGAACTACAGAAAATGGAGTTCCAACTGCAAATAGATTGCCGTATGGCAGTAAAAATATTTTACCGTCTGATACATATACATCCGATCAAGCATCTATGTATAGCGATATAACGGCAGGAAATCCAGTATTAGTTTCATCGTCGGATGCAAGCGGTGTTACATCATTTATATTCGATACACCCGTCTTTGTTCAATCGCAAACCTCATATGCTATAGTATTGATGCCACACGGTGGTTCTCCAGATTATAATGTTTGGACATCTACTGTAGGAAAAAATGATACTATTACCGGAAAACCAGTTTATGTTCCACCAGGAACGGGCGATCTTTTTCTATCATCTAACGATATAGATTGGTTGCCTGTTTTAAATGAAGATATGAAATACAATATATACATAGCTAATTTCACGGCTTCATCTGGGTCTGCATATTTCAATAAAGGAAATGAAGAAAGAATAATTTTCAGAAATCCAACTGGAAATTTTCAAACAAAAGAATCGATAATGTTTGCAAATTCTTATGCAAACGTCAATGTATTGAATATAGTTTCAAATAACGGCGTAATATCGGTTGGAGATATTGTTTATCAAACAGTTGGATCCGCAAACGTTTCTGGAACTGTATATTCTTCTAATACTACTTATCTTAAAATAAATAATATTACTGGTGGTGTATTTACCAATGGAACTATAAAAGATGCAACCACGGGAACTTCGAACGCGGTTGTCAATACACAATCGAGTTCTTATATTTTCAATAACATAACATTGGGATCAAACACAATTGGAGTTCCTGACAGTTCACAGTATACAAACAATACATTGATTTTTGCAACTTCATCCAGTGGTGCCCAAACACAAGTATTCACTATAACTGGTATACCAACTTCAACTTCATTGTATGTAAATTCCGTTGCCAATTTCACAGATTCATCTCCTACAATTGGTCCAGTTATGGCTAATGGATCGCTGAAGGGTGTATTTTATTCAAGCCAGACATATGATGGAATTACATATTCTGGAATTTTATATCCTGTTACATCGAATAGCACATATAATTTAGCGTCTGCCAATAATTATAAAATGTTTGGATTGAATACCGGTGTTTCCGCAAATTTAATAGCAATACATAATCCCGCATATAATTCTTTGACACCCCAATTTTCTTCAATTACGCCCCCTGGCACAGGAATGGGCGTATCTTTCAAAGGAATTCAAAATACTGCTTCCTATACATTGGATTCAAATTATATTAATATTACCGATGGTCAAATAAATGAATTTACAGATATAGATCGCTTAATTGTTTCTAAAAGCAATGAATTGTCTACAGGAAATTCTATATCTGTGCAATATACTATGACTACATCGAATACAAAAATATCTCCAACTATAGATTTGTTACGTAATAATATTACAATGACAGATAATATAATTTGCAATGCAAATGAACTTTCGGGATATTATCTTACAATAACCGGCAATAATGTTGTTTTATCTTCTGGAACCGTTGTTTCTCAAAATACATATGGATTTACATCTACAGGTATTGTTCATACAACTCCTGATAATTTCAGTGCAAATTCTACTTTAGTAACACTGACAAATGTAAATGGAACTTTCCTTAGTAATACTAATTTTAGTCTTGCAAATGGTTATGTAGGATTTGCTCAAACGGCAACTTCATTTACAGAAGCTAATACAAACGGTTATACCAATGCATCTAGATATATTTCTATGAATGTTACATTGGCAGCTGGTCAAGATTCTGAAGATATGCAAGTTTATATGGGAGCATATAGACCAGCAACTACAGATATGCAAGTTTATGCTAGAATACAATCTTCTTCAGATAGCGATCTTTTTACGAATAAAGATTGGACTATGCTCCAAGATTCATCTACATTGTCATTATATTCAAGTTCTGTAAACAATCAAGATTTTGTGGAATTGCAATATGGATTCAATTCCAGCATCAATGTATATGGAAATGCATGTTCTACCAGTAACAGCTCACAATATATTTCTGTAGTTTCAAACGCACCGTTTGCGAATAATACATTCATATATTTGCAGGATAAAAACGCAAATAATTTCAATGTTCGTCAAGTATTATTTGTTGGAAATTCATCTTCGTCTTCGAATTCAACTGCATTGTTTTTGGATAGAAATCCTTCCTTTACGTCAAATAACATTTCAGTGGGAATAATACCCGGAATTTTATCGACTTCATCGGCGTTCAATTATGATCAAAATAATGGAATTGTTAGATATTCTACATACAACGATTCGGTATACGATTCTTATATTCAATTTGCAATAAAAATAGTACCTGTTGCAAATTCCACTTCGTTGGTTCCTAGAGCAACAGATTTAAGAGTATTGGCATTGCAGATATAAAGATAAAATATGAACAATTATATAAAAGTAAAAGATCGATCGGACCTTGTAAGAGATTCAGGAAATAAGGCAATATTGAATATCGATACATCTGCGTTGAATAAATACAAAGAAGATCGTCAAAAATCTTTAGAAAATAAAAAAGTTTTAGAAGATTATAAAAATATGAAAGAAGAATTGCGAGAAATAAAAGATTATATGAATGGTTTAAACGATTCTTTGAATAAAATGCAAAATATGTTCATGGAATTATTGAATCAAAACCAATATAAGAAAGACAATAAATGACTATAAATGTCGCAAATGTAAGTAGCAATCAATCTTTTGGAGCTTGGCTCAATACAACCAATTTATTGACTGTTATGATGAGTCAAAATACTGTTACTGTCGATTCTACGGCGGGTGGATCCAAATCAACTGGAAATGGTTACATTTTCGGTTCTTTTGGTGCAAATACATTATTTGTTGGCAATTCTATATCTGGCGGAAATTTGACTTCCAATTCCACATTGTTTGTTCTTGGAAATACAGTATTTCAATATGCAACTTCCAATTTAATTTCAGTCAATGCAAATACAAACGGATCAAATGTATCCACAAACGCAAATACAATATATTTGACAACACCAATTACTGGAAATACTACTATTTCTGGTGGTGTTTTATATTTGAATACAGTAAATGTAAACATTCAAAATGTATTGAGTGTAGGCGGAAATACATTTATAACTGGTGCCCTGTCTTCTGCCAATTTAACTACAACAACAAATGTTGTTACGATAGGAACATCTACATATCATGTAGCAAATGGTAACGTTGGTATTGGTAATACTGCACCAAATGCAACATTGCAAGTTCAAGGCAATGCTAACGTATCCGGTAATACAGCAATTGGTGGGGCTTTATCTTCTGCCAATTTAACTACAACTACAAATGTTGTTACGATAGGAACATCTACATATCATGTAGCAAATGGTAACGTTGGTATTGGTAATACTGCACCAAATGCAACATTGCAAGTTCAAGGCAATGCTAACGTATCCGGTAACGTAATAATTGGTGGAGCTTTATCTTCTGCAAATGTGACAGCTGCATTGTTTACAGGCAATGTTACAGGCAATGTCACTGGAACATCGTCAAACGCTACTAATTTAAATAGCCAACCTGGCTCCTATTATACCAATGCAACTAATATAACAACTGGTACATTACCATATACACAACTTGGTCCTAACGTAGTCAATACTACATCGAATTTTACTGTTGCTGGAAATCTTAACTTTACTGGCACAAACAATTATTTCTCATCTATAGTTTATGTTGGCGCAAATGTATATGCTAACACAACTGCAATTCAGATAGGTAATACAACTTCAAGCATAGTATCAAACGCTACTACAATATCTGTTGGCAATTCTACTGTCAATACAACAATCAATGCTACATCGTTTAGTGGCACTGCCAACAATACAACTTATTTCAATGGTACTGCTTTATCTATCGTTCAAGGATGGATAACTGGAAACGCAGCAACTGCATACGCAAACTCCACCAATGCAACTAATATAACAACTGGTACATTACCATATACACAACTTGGTCCTAACGTAGTCAATACTACATCGAATTTTACTGTTGCTGGAAATCTTAATTTTACCGGTACAAATAATTATTTCTCATCTATAGTTTATGTTGGCGCAAATGTATATACCAATACAACTGCAATTCAGATAGGTAATACAACTTCAAGCATAGTATCAAACGCTACTACAATATCTGTTGGCAATTCTACTGTCAATACAACAATCAATGCTACATCGTTTAGTGGAACATCTGCAAACGCGATCAATCTTGGTGGTGTTCCATCAACATCTTATGTTAATACATCTGGTTCTTATACAGTTACAGGTATTCATACACACAGCGCAAATTTAGTAGTTGGCAATACAACAGTCAATACTCAATTTTCCAATTCTACTATTCTTATATCCAATTCTACGTCTACTACTACGCTTGGATTAGGTAGTATCAATGTTGGTAATACAACTACAAACGTTGTTATATCGAATACTACATCTAGTTTTGGTGGTAACGTATCTATTACAGGTTCGTTAACTTCTGCTAATTTAACTACAACCACAAACACATCAACATTTGGTACAGCATTATATATTGCATCGAACGGCAATATAGGAATTGGCAATAATACACCTGCATATAGTTTACAAATACAAAATAGTGCAAATATCGGTGGAAGTCTGAATGTTGTCGGATCTTTAAATGTAACAGGAAGTTTAACCTATAATTCAATATCTCCAGGAAGTCTAATACCAAATCAAACTTATAATTATACTCTTGGTAATACTTCATATATTTGGAATACATCATATATTAAAGATATGATTGCCAATACCATAACAGTTGGCAATAATTCCGTATATGGAAATGCAACATTTTATGCTAATATATCTGTTACCAATTCTGCAACATTCAGCAATACTATAT